AGGCGGCGTAAAATTGGTATGTTCCCGAGAACCAGAGGAAATTTAGATGGCAAGCACTTGGACACTCAATAACGCGGTTGAAAAAATCGCTGACGGAGAGAAGACTGACACATGGGGTCAGATCACAAACCGAAATTTTGACATCTTAGATCGTGCTGCATCTGGTGTTGGCACGATTGACTTATCGTCTTCTGCGGCTGCGCACACCCTCAATACTGCAAACGGGTCAACTGGTGACGCTCTCAGCGACGGGATGTATAAGGTACTAGTGCTATCTGGTGCGACAGAGGATTGCACAATTACAGTGACGCCAAATGACGCTTCTAAGTTTTACTTGATAGACAATAACAGCGGACATGATGCCATATTTACGCAAGGCACAGGCGCTAATGTCACGGTCGCTAACGGATCAACGGGCGTAATATACTGCGATGGCACTGGCGCAGCGTCAAACGTCAAAGCAATAATAGACGCAACAACTCTAACAGCTCTGGGTATTACTGCCACAGCCGCAGAGCTAAACATCCTCGACGGCGTGACTTCCACTACAGCCGAGCTGAACATTCTCGACGGCTTAACCGCTTCCACTGGCGAGTTGAACATCCTTGACGGCTTAACCGCTTCCACTGGCGAGTTGAACATCCTTGATGGTGTGACAGCCACAGCCGCAGAATTAAACTATAATGACATCACAACGCTTGGCACCTCTGAGGCCAGCAAGGTTGTCACTGCGGATGCAAATGGCGTTGTTACTTTTGACAACGGGATTACCGAGGAGTTCACGGCGGTCACATCGTCGAGCAACGCGACAACGGTTAACTCGCGTGATGGCACAGTGTTTAGTCACACGCTGACGGAGAACACTACATTTACTTTCAGCAACCCTGCGGCGTCCGGCAAGGCTTCGGGCTTTATTCTAAAGATCGTGCAGGATGCAAGTTCTAGTGGCTACACTGTAACATGGCCCGCCGCAGTGGATTGGTCTGGTGGGTCAGCACCTTCGCTGACAAGTACAGCAAGCGCAGTAGATCAGTTTGTGTTTTACACGCATGATGGTGGCACAACTTGGTATGGCTTCTTAGCGGGTGAGGATTTGAGCTAATGAGCAACTTCAAGAAATTAATGATGGCGAGTGCTGGCGGTGAGCAATCGTATCTTGCTTTGGGCCAACTAAACACAAATGTAAGAGTTTTAGACCACAACACGCCCGGTACACTAGGTTCCGTCACTGACACTCAAGCGGATACCGATCAATTCGCAGCCATTAATCGTGGCGGGAATTTCATTCTCACTAGAGACTATCAGAGCAATACTGAAGGTCGCATTTACACTTACAGCAACGGCGTTATTGGCTCTCTGGCGGAGACGTTTACTCTCAATGGTGGACCGTATGCTTGCGCATGGTCTCCTGATGACGATTATTTTGCTATTGGGACAACTGGAGGAAGCGGGACTAATAGGCTTCAAATTTTCTCATGGAACGGCTCTGACACCGCTAGCTTAGTGGATAGCTTTAGCGTAACTTCCACAGGAGTGGCTGATATAAAATGGCATCCAGACGGTGACAAGTTAACGATAGCATCTGGTTGGTCAAATAGGTGTTATATGCTATCCTTCAATGGCACCTCTATCTCAAATTTAGGGACTAAAATTATCGGTGGAGCTTACTCTCTTGCCTATAGCCCTAATGGAAATCAGCTCACCGTTAGCGGATCATCATCTTTGTTTACATATGATACGTCAGCGGATAGCTGGGGATCAGTTAACAGTATTTCTTGCCAGAGCGGCAATCAAATAACATATATTACTAATGACGTGGTGGCTAGAGTTGGAGGAATTGGGGCGGGTAGAGGCAGCCTCTCAACCTTTAATGTTAGTCCTAGTTCTTCGTCAGTGATTGATGTCGAGTATATGACCAACACTCAAGGGAATGATGGCTTAGACGGTCGAGGATTAGACGTGACAAACGACGGGGCATATATAGTTGCGGGCCTTGCTGATAACACTTACAACAAGCTTTCCCTCTTTAGCCTCAACTCTTCGTATCAGTTTGTCTCACTTGAAGATACGTTTGTCCCCGGCGGCGTAGCTATGTCACAGCTTTGTTTCTCAAATGGACTAATGTTCTGCCAAAACTACTAGTTTTAACTTCACCTTAAAAGGATAGGGAAATATAATGTACGTCAAGCTTACAAACGGCACCCCCGAAATATACACAATCGGGCAACTACGTCGTGACAACCCAAACACCTCTTTTCCTAAAGCTGTATCTGATGCAGTTCTTGCTTCATACGATGTTTTTCCGCTTTCCCCCACAGCGTCACCTGCATACGACCACACCAAAAATATCCGCCAAGGCACCCCTACTGAAGTAGACGGTGCTTGGACGCAGGTTTGGGATGTCAGTGACGCTTCTAGCGAAGAGATTGCAAGCAGAAATGAAGCGCAGTCTATAGCATCAAGAGCAACTCGGTTTGAATTGCTTAATGAAACTGATTGGTGGGCATCCTCTGACTTGACCATGACTGCTGAACAAACAGCATATCGCCAAGCACTTCGTGACATTACCGGCCACGCTAACTGGCCTCACCTTGAAGAGGCTGATTGGCCGACTAAGCCGTAAGGATAGCGCAAATGCCACTAATCCCGCTGAACATCCCCAAGGGCCAATATGCAAACGGTACTGAGTATCAGTCTCTGGGCCGCTGGCGTGACGTAAACCTTGTCCGTTGGCATGAGGATGCTTTACGTCCGGTGGGTGGCTGGCGGCCCCGTGCGCAGTCGGATAACACTGCTGTCACGGCGGGCGGTATTGTCCGAGGCGTCCATACATGGATTGACAACGACGGTGAGCGATATGCGGCTTTCGGGTCTCACGACACTCTGACAGCCATGTTGGAAAGCTCTGTCACGGCAGACGTAACACCGACAGCCCTAACGACCGGGCGAGTGGACGCTACCATCAATACTGGCTGGGGATCTGGCGGCTGGGGTTTGTTCGGTTGGGGCGTTGCTCGTCCTGATCTCGGAAGTATTTTGCGTGCTACGACTTGGAGCTTGGATAATTGGGGTGAGGAGTTAATTGCTTGCTCAAGCGATGATGGCGTTATTTATTCATGGGACTTGGCAACTGGAACGCCCGCCGCCCCGGTGACAGGAGCACCGACAGGATGCACGGCAGCATTTGTAACTGAAGAGCGGTTTTTGGTGGCTCTAGCGGCTGATTACAGCGGCTCTCAGGCTTCTAGTAAGCGCGTGGCATGGTCAGACCGCGAGGATTACAATACATGGACTGCGGCGGCTACAAACGAGGCTGGCGACATCGAGCTGCAAACCAGCGGCACAATTCTGGCAGCGGTGAAAACTCGGGGTCAGTCATTGATCCTAACCGACCAAGACGCACATTCAATGACATACTCAGGCCCGCCGTTTGTTTTCGGCTTCCAGAGGGTCGGCACGGCGTGTGGTATGATTGCGGCGGGGGCATATGCTTCTGTTGATGCTGGTGTAATCTGGATGGGCCGACGAAACTTCTATATTTATTCTGGCGGTCAGGTCCAAGAAATACCGTGCGAAGTCGCCGATCTGGTGTTTAGCAATATCAATTACGATCAGGCGTCAAAAGTGCAGGCAATGGTCAACTCGCAATGGAATGAAATCTGGTGGGTCTATCAGTCGCAAGATGCGTCAGAATGCGACAAGTACGTTGCATATGATTATGTCGAAAACATCTGGACTACAGGCAGTATCGACCGCACCGCAGGCGTAGATCGCGGCGTGTTCCGTTTGCCATTCCTGGTGAAGTCAGACGGCGTGGTGTATGAGCATGAGGTCGGGTTTGAATATGACGGCATTACTCCATTTGCGGAGACTGGGCCAATCGCAATCGGCACTGGCGAACAGCAGATAAGCGTCACGAGTGTAATCCCAGACGAAAAAACGCAAGGGCAAGTCGACTTGAAATTCAAGTCTCGCCTATATCCAAACGCCACAGAAGCAGAACACGGGCCATTCAGCCCAGCGAACCCGACTTCTGTCCGCTTCCAGGGTCGTCAGATTAGGATGCGAGTTGAAGGAGCTCAGGGCGCCGACTGGCGCGTCGGTATCATGCGCCTTGACGCAAGGCCGGGTTCCAAGCGATGAGTTTCTACGGAGCACCTCCTGTCGGTCCCGACTTTAAGGTGTGGGCTGAAAAGTTTAGTGCGTGGCTGACCAGTACGCGATCTTTCCTCACACACAGGCGCGAATACGAAAGTGCGGCCGAGGATGGTGTTCTGCTCTGGGACCGAGAATATGGATACCCGGTGGTCTCAAAGAACGGTGAGTGGCGTCAAATTGTTTTAGAGGATGGCCACGGCGACTTCTACATTGACGCAGACGTCACGGCGGCAAGCGCAAACACAGGATACAAATTAACTTACACCGCCGAAGCGTCAAACAGCGGCATCACTCTCGGCACACCAGCAACCCGAATTGTATTTGAGGAAGCTGGGGAGTACGTTATAGCCTTCTCTGCGCAAATTTCGTCGACATCGAGTAGCACAGTACACTTCTATTTCTGGCCCAGCGTCAATGGTACGGACATAAACAACAGCGCGATGACAACTGCACTGCACCAAAACAACGCAACTTTGATTACGTCCAGAACGCAAATATTTACGGTGGCGGCCAACGATTACCTGGAGGTCAACTGGATGGTGGACAGCACTTCTGGCCACTTAAACGCCACGGCGGCAGCGTCTCCTGTGCCAAATATTCCGGCTTCAACACTGTCAATTACGAGGCTGCACGGATGACCAGTGAAAACGTCATAAAGGTCAGCTTTGAGCCGCAGCAAGATCCTATGGTGGAAATGTTCGCCGTTTTGCCGGAGAACCTTCCATCGGTGATAGACGACGCGCGGCGCTTCATAGCCATGTCCACTGCGCGCCAGGACAATGTAAACGCCGATCACATCATCCAAGATCTCTATGATGGCATGTCTTTGCTCTGGATGGTTTACGTCGACGGCACTCCAATGGCGTCCGTCGTGACCTGCATTCTGCACCACCCACTTCGTCGCAATATGAAGATTGAGTGGATGGGCGGAGAGGACATGCACCTTTGGGCCAATGAAGCCTTGGCCACTTTGACAAAAATAGCGAAAGACGCTAAAATGGACGCAATTGAGACTGACGGTCGCAAGGGGTTTGCAAAATACGCAGAAGCGGCTTCCTTCCGTGAAACGCGCAGGCATTATGAGATGGAGCTGAGCTGATGAGTTCGACCAAGACGCAAGAAACCAAACTGCCTCAGTGGCAAGAAGACTTCATCCGCGAGCAGATCCTGCCGCGCGGCATCGAAATCGCTGAAACGGAATATACGCCATACGAAGGCGAGACGATTGCCGGCATGACGCCTACCCAGCAGCAAGCTCTTTCCGGCTTTGGCGGCTTAGACATGGGCGGCCAGACATACGATGAGGCGATAGGCGTGCAGCGGCGCCTCACCGGCTTTGACCCGAGAGACATGTCTGCGGCTCAGCTCGCAGAGGCTGAGCGTATGCAGGGTGTTGGGGCGGTGCGCGGGGCGCGCGCTCCGGGGCAGATCGGCGTCGACACACTGGCGGCGACCAGCTTCGACCCGTATTTGTCGCCATACACTCAAAACGTAATTGAGCTCGGCCAGCAGGACATCGAGCGCCAGCGCCAGATGGCGTCGGACAGGCTCGGCGCGCAGGCGGAAGCTGCCGACGCATTTGGAGGATCTCGCCAGGCTGTGCAGGAAGGCGTCCTAGCCGGAGAAGCCCTACGCCAAGCCGGCGCGCTGTCCGCTCAGCAGCGGCAGCAGGCGTTTACGCAGGCGCTTCAGTCTGGCCAGTTTGACATCGGAAACGTGCAGCAGGCTCGCGCATTGCAGTCGGGTCAGCAGATGACAGCTGAGACACTTGGCCAGCAGGCGCGCGAAGCGGCAGCGGCTCGCGACCAGGCGGCACGCGCAGGCAACATGGCGGCTGCCAACCAGTTTGCGCAGCAGCAGGCACAATTGCAGCAGGCGGCAAACGCTGCCAACTACCAAGGGCAGTTCCAGGCTGCGGGCATACGGGGTCAAGCCGCCAACGCGATGGGCGCCCTCGCTGGCCAGCGCTTACAGTCGGAAATGGCGGGCCTCGGCGCGCAGATGTCTGCGGGCGAGCAGCAGCGCGCCCTGGAGCAGGCTCAATTGCAGTCGGATTATGCGATGTTCCAAGAGCAGCAGGCGTATCCGCTTTCGCAGCTTAACGCCGTATTGGCGGCCGGATCTGGCGTTCCGGCAGGCCTCGGGACCGTCACGCAGCGCGATCCGTTTGGCGGGTTGACGGCGGTTGGAAACTTGCTCGGCGGGTACGGGCAGGCGATGACGGGCTACACGGCTTACAGAGGACGATAGACATGGAAAGACTATTCACGCAGGAAGACATCGACCGGATGAAGGCCATGAACAAGGACATGACCGGCGTCAAGGTGGGCACATTGATGCTTCCTAATGAGATCGAGGAATTGGGGTACGGGTCAGCGGCGGAAGATCCCGCGCCGACTATGGACCCTGTCGCTGCGACAGTCGTCGAGGCCGCGCCAATCGTAGATACCACCGCTGCGCCTTTGGCTGCACAAAACACAAGCGGCGCGGCAACACTCCAGCAGCTTCTGGCGCCGCAAACGACGACCCCGGCAGATCCATACGCGAACCTGAGCAAAACGCAGCGCCGGATGTTGGCGTTTTCTGCATTATCTGACGCAGGGGCATCGCTGGCGGGTCGGCAGGGTGGAAACTTCAACGCTTTGCTCGGCCGGTTCAACGAGCAGGTCGACATGCAGCGCAAGGCTAAGGCGGCGGAGCAGCGCAATCAGCTTCTAGGCGGTGGACTGGCCAGCCGTGAGGCGATACTTAACGCGGCGGCTGCGGGGCTCATAGAGGGGCCGGCGGCTAGGCTAATGATCGAGGAGCTGGAGCGCCAGAAGACTGAGAAGACAAGTATTCAAGGTAAAGCGGCACTCATGGCGCGTATTGACGCGCTGATTAATGACCCAAACTTGGAAGACGCTCTGGGCTTTGAAGGCATTGTCCGGGGGTTTGCCTCAAACATTGGCCTCGACGCGAATGTTGCCCGAGTTAACGAGATGATAAAGCAGGTGCGTGGTGAAGTGTTCTTGGAGGGGTTTGAAAAGCTAAAGGGCGCCGGCCAAATCACCGAGCTGGAAGGCTTGAAGGCCGAGCAAGCCTACGCGCGCCTCGGCCAGATGCAGAGCTACGGAGATTATGTAAACTCACTCAAGGAGCTGCGCTTCTACGTTGATATTTTTTCCCGCAGGCTGCAAGGGGAGAGCATCCCCGACGAGATGATCTACACTCCGGGGCAAGGTCCGCAGGGCGGTTCGACAGATCCGCTTAGCGATGAAGAATTGGATAATCTTTACCCGCCATCAACTCCACCAGCAAACTAGGGGATTACTATGGCCTCCACGGCAGCACAGTTAAGAGACCAAGCGCGGCAGGCACATGCGGCGGGCGACAGTTCCGCGGCCGCCCGCTTCATGGAGCGCGCGAGAGAGGCCGAAGCCTCGGCCTCCGCAATAAACGTCCCCGAGGGCTCCACGCTGCTAAAGCAATACCCGGACGGCGGATACATCACGCAAGACCGCAAGACGCGGCAGATGAATTATGTGAACCCAGAGGGCGCATATGTGTCCGCGGATCAGGGCACAATCACCAGCATCATGCGCGAGGGCGGAGATTTCAAAAAAGTTGTGGGAGGTGAAATGTCCCGCGATGTCGTCGGTGAGGGGCTGACGGCTATTTCCAGCGGAGTTGGTGGAGGTCTATTCGGATTGCGCGGGTACATTGCGCAGGGCGGGGCTAAGGCCAGCGAGTTAGGCAGCCAGTTTACTGGAAACCCACCGATCAGCGAGGAAACTATCCGCGCAGCCATAGGATCACAGGAGGCGCAGTATCCGGCGGCAACTGGCCTTGCTCGAACGGCAACTGGCGCAGCGACGGGTATAGCGTCTGGCGTTGATAAGTTAATTAGTAGCCAAAACCCTTTAATCCGAGCGCTACAAGGTATCGGAGTTGGCGGCGGATTGGGCGCAGCAGAGGGCGCAATTGCCGGCTACGGCGAGGGTGGCGCGGAGGAAGCGGCACGGCAGGCGCAAGTCGGTGGCGTGTTTGGTACTGCCGCTGGTATCGTTGCTCCGCTGGCTGGCGCAATCGCCGGCGGCATCAGCAGGTTCAAAGCGGAGGCTCCGGTCAAAGCTGAAATCCGTAGCATTGGCGCAAAGGGCGACGCGAAGAAGATTATCAAAGACGCAATTGAGGCGGACGGCTCAAGCGCCGTTCTGGCGGCCTCCACTGGCACCCCATATGGCTCAATCTCTACGCTAGGGCCAAATATGTCAAACCTGCTGGACGTGGTAGCAAACACCCCCGGCCCCGGCGCCGCAATTATCAGGAAGAACCTCAACGAGACGTCTCGCGCGGCGTCAGACGATCTCAACAGATCTCTCGACGACGTCCTCGGGAAGCTGCCGGAAAAGCCGCAGTCATTAGAAGGTCAGCAGCGACAGATCATGCAGCTCACAAAGCAAGATCGTTACGATCTATATGGGCAAGCATACGACGTTGAGATCCTTCCGGGAGAAGAGGCGTCCGATAGAGTGCTGGACCTGTTCTCTCGATTAGAGCCGGAGGAGATGAACCGTGCCGCTCGCCTGATGCGCAGGGAAGGCTTCGACGAAGACTTTGTGCTGCCTACGGCTGTAAGTGAAGACGCCTTAAATGAGATCAGGAAAAGATCTGACGCAAATGAACTTACGATCTCCAGTAATGAGGATGGCACATACACCGTCATGCGTCCTCCATCCGTAAAGTCTATTGATTACTTAACGCGAACACTTATCGACGACGCCGAAGCGGCCAAGAGGGCCGGCAGGTTTGGAGATTATAGCGCAATTCTGAAGCAAGCGATGCAGCTCCGGCAGGCCGTGGACGAGGTCAGTCCGGCATATGCCGCCGCCCGCGCCGCCGGCAAGGACGCCATAGACCAGAGGCTGGCTGCCGAGTTGGGTGACGGGCTTCTTAACCCGAACATGTCGCGAGAGCAGGTTAGTATTGCTCTAGAGACTATGGGGCCAGTCGAGATCAAACAGGTCAGGAGAGCTCTGAGGAACAAAATTGAAGACATAGCCGCAAACGCAAGGGTCAGCCCTGTCCGAAAAGCAGACGCTGAAGTGGTAGAGGCTTTGGCAACGCTTAGAACGCTAAATACTCGGGCTGTGGCAGACAAGTTGCGCATGGTGTTGGGTGATGTCGGGTTTGAAAAGCTCTCAAGCCAGATCAGAAACACTGGCGACGCGATGATGATGTCAGCAACCGTCACGCAAAATTCTAAAACCGCGATACGCCAGCTCGTTGAAGAGCGCTTCAAGCAACTTATCGGGCCAAGTATGGGGGAGCGCATCGGCCAGCAAGGTCTGCTAAACGCCCCGGTGGCTGCCGCAACAGAAATGGCCCTTACCGGCGGAACCCAAGCAGACCGAATTGCGGGGGCTAAAGAGCAGCTGGCGCCGATCCTGTCCCGCCGCATGACGCCGGACGATTTAATGCGCCAGGCGCAGGCTATGGAGCGCGCGGCCCCCGGAATAGCCGCAGCCCGAGAAACCGGGCAGGCGACCAGGGGCGCCGTAACTAGCGGGATTTTGGGCGCAGGAATTGCTCAGCAACCAGCCGGAGCGGAGCCCATTGTTGAGCCGTACCCCGACCTTCTGAGGCTACTCGCCGGCCCCCGCTAAACGCTACTTCTTGGCAGCTTTTTTAGGCGCAGTCTTAGCGGGCTGCGCCTTCAGCGTGTCCGCCGCCAGCTGGTGCAGCTGAGCCGACTGCTCCTGTATGATCGTGGCCGCCTGTTCGCAGAATTTGAACAGCGCCATGATGTTTGTTACGCGGTGCGGATTGTTGAGATTGCGCACCAGTTCTTTCGTTTGATCGTCGAGCATGTGATCCTCCATGAATGTCACCCTGGCACCCTATAACATTTTTTTTGCTTTGTGAACATTTTGTGCTTGCAAGGCGTGTGTGTTAGCCTTATGTTAACAGTATAGACAGAAACAAGGGAGACACGGACATGATTTTAAAGATGACAGCAATTCCGTTTGAAGGCGCAAACATCATTGTTGATTTTGGTGACGACTGCTACGCAGTCCAGCACTCAAACGGTAACGTCGGCATTTACGCAAAAGATGAAGATGAATTGTTGCGCATTAGCGACCGATTGATCCGCAACCCCAACAAGTCTGGCGAACAAATCGCAAAAGAAATGTGGGGCGCCTAATCAACCCGGGGGCTACGGCCCCCGCCCACAGGGAGAGCATAACATGATGCCAACGAAACAAGACTGGGCGATCCTCGCCATCTGGACGTCGCTCTGCGGGCTGTTGATCGCCTGCACGGTAACCGCTAATATTTCAGACGAAACAATGCGCCCGAAGGCGCGTCCAACACACTGGGAGACCACACATGGCTAAAGCATACTCACGCTCCGACATCCTCGACATGGCGAGCGAATGTATTACGAAAGATCGCGCCGCGACGCACGGCGACATGGAGGAAAACTTCTCGACAATTGCGGCGTACTGGAGCATCCACCTGGGGGTTGAGGTGTCCGCCGCCGATTGCGCAATTATGTGCGCACAGATCAAGATTGCGCGCCTCAAGTCTAACGCCGCCCACGCCGACAACTGGGTGGATCTAGTCGGATACGCCGCCTGCGGCGGTGAGCTGGCCGCTGAGCGCACGGAGGGTTCGACATGAGCGAAGCATGGGCGGCCATCTTACCGAGGCTGGTAGCGTGCCCTGAGTGCCACGGTGAGGGCACTATAGAAGAGGGGTACGCATACCCTCACAACGCGGGCCGCGACATCGGCGAAATCATCATGGAGACCGTATCGTGTCCAGAGTGCGGCGGCATGGGCGAGATCCCGCCGCCTGAGGAAGAAGAGGAAGAGGAGGAAGACGAATGAAGTATGACCCGGAGGCGCTCACGCGTCACGTCATCGACTGCGCGGAGCAGGGCATGTCCCAGGCCGACGTGGCAGACTTGCTGCGCGTGTCGCGCTCAACAGTCCACCGCATAACTAGCAAGCTAAACATCAAACTGGAAAGGAAGCCCCGTGAATACGGACCAAACTCAGATCATTATCGGGCGCCTCGAGCGGATAACGAGCATCATGCTGACGGAGCAGAAGACGGCGATGAGGCCAAACTTGAAGCAGCGGCTGGAAGAGCAGCAAGCGCTAATCGACGTGCTAAAGCGCGAGATGCAAAAGACGCAGCAGAGCGACTGAAGGCAAAGCTAGAAGGCGTTACGGATAAGCATGAGCGCTTTGAGATTACATACGGCCACTGCCTGTGGGAGTTTGAAACACTCATGTACAGGCAGCGCAAGCGTGACCCGCTTCCGTCTGGCCCGCGTAGGCCGTTAACAACCTCACCGTCAATGTTGATTGCCGCTGAGAAAATGAAGCAGCACAGCATCGACCAAGGCAACCGCCTGTTCTCGCTCATACCTTACGACCAGCGTGTGACAGCAGCAGAGGCCGCAGAGCTTCTAGGCGATAGCGTGCCGCGCACGTCAAGCTATCTCAAAAAGATGTGGGAGGCTGACAAGATATACCGCGTGCGTGACTTTGTTGAAGTGCCGGGCTACACCAAGCGCCAATGGCGTTGGGTATTCAGCAAGCAGCCTATTCAGCCGTTGAACAATTGCTTTGAGGATGAGGCATGAAATATGGTTCAGTTTGCTCTGGCGTTGAAGCGGCCACCGCAGCATGGCATCCTCTTGGCTGGGAGCCGCAATGGTTCAGCGAAATAGAAAAGTTCCCGAGCGCCGTGCTGGCGCATCATTACCCAGATGTCCCCAACTTGGGCGACATGACGAAATTTAAGGAGTGGCCCATTGACAGATCAATTGACCTTCTGGTCGGAGGAACCCCCTGCCAAAGTTTCTCAGTCGCAGGACTTCGCAAGGGACTTGATGACCCAAGGGGAAATCTCATGCTCACCTATCTTGCCATTGCTGCACAATATCAGCCCAAGTGGTTGGTTTGGGAGAACGTCCCCGGCGTCCTGTCTAGCCAACGAGGACGGGATTTTGGAACCTTCCTCGGGGCGCTGGGCCAGCTCGGGTATGGGTTCGCCTACCGAGTGCTTGACGCTCAATACTTCGGAGTGGCCCAGAGACGCCGCCGTGTGTTCGTTGTCGGATACCTTGGAGACTGGCGACGTGCCGCAGCGGTTCTTTTTGAGCGCGAAAGCATGTCAGGGCATCCTGCACCGCGCAGAGAAGCGGGGCAAGAAGCTGCCCCCACAGTTACACAAGGCGCTCCATTCAGTCGCACAGGCAACGAGCGAGTAGAAGCGGAGGCTGTTGTGGCTCAGTGCCTTACAACTCGCACGGGAAGCGAATACGATCCGACAACAGAAACATTGCCAATAGCCTTCGGCGCACAAAACAGCGCCAACCAAGGCGACAGCGTGTCAACTGAAGTCACGCCAACGCTGGATAAGAGTAAGACGCCAGCGGTGGCATTTGGGATTGACCACGACTTGAACGGAGCGAAAGAGCTTATGGGGCCGTTAATAAGAGGACCACAAGGTGCGCCAAGAAATGCTATTTCACAAGGCGCACAAGTACGACGCCTAACCCCAACAGAATGCGAGCGCCTGCAAGGCTTCCCTGATAACTACACGCAGATACCGTGGCGCAACAAGGCCGCTAAAGACTGCCCGGACGGTCCTCGATACAAAGCAATGGGCAACTCAATGGCCGTACCAGTGATGCGCTGGATTGGCGAAAGAATACAAATGGTGGAGAGTTTAGATGAGTGACAAAGAAATGGAGCGCATGATAAACGCAGCCGGTCTGATTGGAGCTATTTTTGGCTTCGTTGCTGGCGCTGGCCTGATGACGTTGGTGGGGATTATATTTTAGTAGTCGTGTGGGTGGCGTGATGTTGGCACATTCGGTAACGCGATAACCAATAAACGGTTACGGTTGAGCCACCCACTCAGACTTTGTAGTCAAACCCACACCGACCCGCAAGACACTATTTAAAGCTGCCCAGAGTTTTTTGCATCGAATGGCTTTCGTTTAGAAATTCCGACTCATATACATATGTTGTTGTCTTGGAGATTTCGTCGCCCCGGCGGAAGACTACAGCATCAAGATCCACCGCAACAAAGGCGTAAACATCTGACCGAGGCCCACTCTTTTTAGCTGTGTAGAATTTGTACCTTCTGCCCACCCCATGCGTCTTGCTGGCGCTCTTTACCTGCAACGTGAGAGTGCGTTCATACATTTGTATATACGCATCGTGGTCTCTGATTTGACATAGGGTGCAGAGATAGCCAGCAAGCGAAAGCCGGGCGAGTGCTAAATGCTCGCCCGCCCTGCCTACTGCCGCGCTGGCCTTCTGATCTTGGACCCGCACTTAGCTAACTTAGCTAGACTAGGCCATGAGCCAAGTGTGGATTTTCTTGCTCTGGTTGCTTCTATCATCCAGCCCGTGATAGCCGCCATTCACGCGACGCGTTATGCGCTTGATTGCGTCATCCGTTACGCCCTCATCGGCAATCTTAAACAAGCCATTCTTCTCAAAAAACCACAGCGCAGTCTCAAAGGCGTAATCGTCTGCCACCAAGTCTGGGTCAGTCATAACCTCCGGCACACCCATATCAGATGCAAACGAGCGATAATTGTTTCGCCCGGTGAGCTGTAGAAATCCACGGCCAATGTATAGGCTCGCTTGCGCCTCATTCTCGTTACCCATGCGGCCAGCGTAAACCTTGCCAGCAAGCCCGTTTGGGTTCTTGGCGTATGGCTCTGCATCTTCAACGGTTGGGAAGCGCGAGGGCCACACAGCCTGTATGCGCTCTGGTGAGCTATAATACAGGCTTTCACGGGTGCGCTTGAAGCCACCGCTTTCGTGTGATGCCTGCCCCATCAAGTGTGCGCCGCGCGCCGGGGATAGGTTAAAATACTTTGCGATTGCTCGCGCTGTATTCGGCCCAAACTCGCCATCGGGACTTGACCCGATTTTAGTCTGGAGGCTAGCCATTGCCTTGCTCATTTCTTAACCTTTTTCTTTGCTGTCTTGGCAGCCGCTTTAAATGCACTGGCCGTTGGCGCTCCTTTAGTGCCGGGCTTGCGCATTTTCTCTCCGCTTCCGGCCTTGATGCGCGCACGCTTTTTAGCAATGTTTGAATACAGTCCCATTTCATTAAGTCCTCTTCGATTTAGTGCCGCTGCATTTCCAGCGCTTGCGTGAAAGATTTAGCGGGCTGTTAGGATCTTTCGCCGCCTTCGGAAACTTCTTCTTCTGCGCCGCGGATCGTGCGCAATACGCATCGCCCTTCTTGGTGCCGGGCTTGACCCGTGGGCCACCGCCTTTTGCTTTGCCCGCTTGACCGTAGCTGACTTTACGTCCGCTTGAGGTAACTTTAACGCGGGCTTTGCCCTTCGCTGGTGTAGCTCTACTCATGTGTTTTCTCCAACTTTGAAGCAATACGGCCTGACCGAAAAACCTTTGTCAACTAACTTCAAAGCAAAGTTCATTGCGTCTGCTTGGCACTCGGCCTCGGTATACCATATATCGTTTAAGTTTGCGACCACTGCACAGGACTGAGCTTGCAGCGTAGAACATACGAGGAGGGCCGCAAGAAACATTACCTCTTCAGCCCCTTCACTGTGCGTATGCCAAAGCTCGCCGCGATGCTGGCATACATTGCCCATTGGAACCACTGAGGCGCAGCATCAAGATTTGCAAAACCCTGCGCCATGTAAGGCTGTATGCCCGGTATGAAGCTGCCAAGAACGATGGCTATGAATGCCACGGTCCACGCCTCATCTTTCCACGAATTGTTGCTGGCCTCGATAGCAGCTTGTTCCCAGCTGATTTCGCCAGTGGCGATTTTCATCTTGGTCTCAGCTTCCGCTTTCTTCACGGCAGTCTTGCCGTCAATGTAGCTGGCAGCAAGCCCGCCGAGTGATCCGATTATCTGGCCGATCATTTCTTAGCCCCCATTGCGCTAAATCCAAAGAACGCGGCGACAAGGCCAGATATGGCTATGAAATATGTGGGGGCGATTGTAGCTAAAAGCTGCCCTGTTGTGTCATAGCCCCAGATGTCAGCCGCAACTATCCCAAACGGGTAGATCAGCAATCCAAAAAGCGCGAACCACGTCATGCGTAGCTGCGCATCGCGCTTGTGGTCGGCGTCTTCCATGCGGAGGCGTCGATCCTCGAGCATAAGCTCGCGCTCATCTAGGTCAATCTTGCCGTTACCGTTTAGGTCATACTCAGTCATTGGCTAACTCCAATTTTGAAACATTGCAGATATTCATTGTTTTTAGTTACCAGAACAGACGCCTTGCGCAGCGCATCAAAGCACTCTTTCTCACTGCCATACTGGCCCACCTCAAAGTGGATGACCTGCGCTGTTAGCTGGAACCAAAGCAATAAATACATTTAAAACTTCCCATGCTTGAGGCCCAAGAAATACAGAATGACGATCAATGCACCAAATCCAGCAAGCAAAAGCGCTGTGCCGACTGCCAAACTTATGCACTTGTCAATAAACTCCTGCTTCTTATAGACCAGCTCCTGCTGACGTTTGCGTTGCTCGCCCTCAATTTTTACTATGGCCTTCCAGGCGCTGGGCCCGTAATGCCACGAAATATGGCTGCGGAGATCCTCTCGATATTCAGCCAATTTCTGCTTTTGCGACCATATCTCTAGGGCGTTAGCCTCATTGTCGCTGAACATTTTATACAGCGGCGGCTTCTGCGACTTCTTTTCCAGGAAATCCAGATCGGACGCGGCCTTGGCAAATTGCGATATAGTGCCAGACATTTCGTGGACACTTTTCCCAAAATCCACCGCCTTCTTGATACCTTTATAGGCTGCTGACGCCGCGGCTATGCAG